CCAGACCTTTTAGAAACCAAGTTTGACAAAGCTAAGCTATCAATAACAGAAGATGGGACAATCTTTGGAATAGATGAGCAGTTGACGAGTATTAAAGAAGCGTATAAGGATCTATTTACCCCTGCAGTAGTAGGAAGAGAGCCAAATAATACTGGTGGAACACCTCCGGGAGTGAAGAATCCTTGGAGCAAAGAACATTTCAACTTAACAGAGCAAGGAAGGCTAATAAGAAAAGACCCAGCCCTTGCCAAACAACTCAAAAACAGTAAATAGAAAGAGGTAATAATATGAAGAATGAAGAATTAAGAACTCCAATGAAAATGAACATCCAGTTTTTCGCAGACACAACAACTAAGATTGCTGATGTAATCCAACCAGAAGTATTTACAGACTATGTAGTAAACCAAACAATGGAATTATCCGAACTAATTGCAAGTGGTATTGCAGAGAACGATGCGGAGTTTGACGAGTTAGCAAGTGGCCCAAATACACTTATCCATATGCCATTTTGGAACGATCTGACCGGTGAAGCGGAAATTATGAACGATACTGGAGATAGTGTTCCAGGTAAATTAACAACCGGTCAAGATATTGCTAGAAAATTAGCATTTGTTAAGTCTTTCGGCGCTAACGCACTTGCAGGTCACTTAGCAGGCGACGACCCAATGAAAGTTATTGCAGATAGGTTTGCGGCTTATTGGAACAGAGTATATCAAGGTGTGTTATTATCCACACTAGACGGTGTATTTGCGTCTGCTACAATGGCGGGTAAAGTGCATGATGTTACTGGCGAAGATGGAGAAAAAGCAGTGCTTACATCCCATTCGTTTTTAGACGCACAACAATTAATGGGAGATGCTAAAGATTTATTAACTGGTGTTATGATGCACTCCGAGGTGGAAAACCACCTAGTTAAACAAGATGAAATCGAAACTATTAGAGATTCAGACGGTAACGTGGTAATGAAAACTTATAAAAATAAGCAAGTTATCGTTGATGATGCAGTACCTTACGACCCAGAAACTACAGCAGGAGTAATATATCTATTTGGCAAAGGTGCTATTGGCTGGGGTAATGGTAAAGACCCTAAGATTTTAGAAACAGAAGTCGTAAGAAAAGGATTATCTTTAGCCGGTGAGGATATCCTTGTAAACAGGAGATTATCTATCCTGCATCCAAGAGGTATTAAGTTTACAGAAGATAGCGTAGAGGGCAAGTTCCCATCTCTTGACGAATTGGAAACAGCATCTAACTGGACTAGAGTGTATGAGCCTAAGAAAATTAGGATTGTTAAGTTTATGTTTAAGCTTGAAAACGAGGAAGAATAAGGAGGTCCTACATGGATAGGAGCCAAAAGAGGATACTAAGGCTAAGGGAACACGTGTTGGGCAATCGGGAAACTACTGGGGTAGAAGATGACCTTATAGTTAATTCAGTAGAAAACAAAGAAAATGAATCTACAGAGTATAGTGAGCTAACAATCGGTAAATTAAAAGAATTGTTAGATCAGCGAGGAATAGAGTATAATTCCAGAACAAAAAAAGATGATTTAATCAAATTAATAGAAGGGGCCGACTAATATCGGCTCCTTTTTTATTTAGGCAGGTGAATAATGTGCTCACAAGTGAATTAGTAACATTAGTGAAAGCTAATCTAAAGGTAACGGGTGATGAGAAGGATCTAATTATTAACGACATCATCCAGGAAACGATAAACTATTGCAACTTAAAAGAACTTCCAGTCGAACTAGAGCCTTTTATTAGAAAGAAAACACAATCTATCATCAATTATGAGCTAGAAAACGGAACTACATCAGTATTTGATATTAGGTCTATTAGCGAGGGGGATACTTCTATCACCTACAACGTAGATAATAAAACATCCAAAGATACTATCTATGGATTATCCGAAACTAACAAGAAGGCCCTCCAATCGTTTAGGAGGACAAGGAAATGAAAAGCCCGCTTGAAAGATTATGGAAGGATAAAATGGATATCTATAGATGGGTGGATAGGGTGGTTAATGGTGTTACAAAGAGTAAGGAAGAAATACTCTATGAAGGTGTTAGGTGTCAATACAGCAAGGGCTCATTGGTTGATACAGGCACAGAAGGGGTTCCGACGATGGTTAACTCGTATACTTTGTTTTGCAGCTTAGAAACTGACCTAATCGAAGGTGACAAGGTTGTTATAACCCAAAGGAACGGCAGGCAAGTTACTCTTGCAGTTGGTGAAGGGTTTCCATATACAACACATCAGGAGTTCAGTGTTAAAAGGGATGATGTAGCTTGAATAATAATGCGAGGCACAACCGAATTGCAATCAATCAATTCAGAAAAGAACTCAAGGCAATGTTTGATGATATAAGGGAAATAGATGAAAAGGTGTTAACCAAAGCCGTCAGTATAGGTGTGAAAGATGTTAAGGCTAATACAAACGTAGTTACTAGCTTCATGAGAAAGAGCTGGCGCTCTACACCCGTTAAGAAATCTGCGGATGGAGTAAGCAAAGCCATAAACAACTATATGGATTATGCTCCTCATGTAAATTATGGACACAGAATAGTTAATAATAAAAAAGAAACAGTAGGCTTTGTTAAAGGCCAATTCATGCTAGAGAAAGCGGTAGGTAAGGTTGATAAGGCAATAGTTAAAGAATTTAAAAAGGAAGTTGAAAGGGTGAACAGAAAACATGATAAGTAATATCAGGCAAGAAATAGTGAACAAATTGCTGGAATTATATCCATCGCACACAATTTATGTTGATGATGTTCCCCAGAAATTTAAGAAGCCTTCCTTTTTGATTAACTTAATAGACCAGGACTACAACAAAAGAATGAACAGGAAATTTGACAGCGTATTATCCTTTGATGTTGCATATTTTAGCGATAAAAAAGACAAGAAAGAAGATTGTCAAAGTGTTCAGATAGAACTGTTTAGAGGGATGGACCTGATTGGAAATTATAGAGTACTGGATAAACAAGCAACAATAACAGATAATGTATTGCATTTCATATTTGATATAAACTACTCGGAGATTATTCGCGAAGAGTATATCAAAATGACTGCAGCAATAATAAATGAAACGACGGAGGGATAAGATGGCAGGATCATGGATTTCACAAAACAAGATTTTACCAGGTGCTTATATAAACTTTAGCACAAACGCCCCTTTATCTATTACCTTGGGTGACAGAGGAACAGTAGTGCTATTAAAAGGTATTAGTGTAGGAACGAAGGGCGAAATATATAGAATAACAGCTACAGAGAATGAATATCCAGAAGGAGCAACTAAAGCGGATAAGGAGTTAGTAAATGAAGCTTTAAAGGGTGCTAAAACGGCTTTACTATACAACTTAGGTGAAGATCATTTAGCAGAAGATATTGAAGAAGCACTTATTAAGCTCAAGACAGTCAAGTTTAACGTATTAACTTATCCGTATGATGGAACAACTTATGATGCTAATAAGCTTACTATTGCTACCTGGATTGATGCAATGAGAGAAGATGAAGGCTTAAAGATTCAGGCGGTACTTGCAGATTATGTAGGGGACAGTGAAGGGATTATAAACGTGGGCCAAGGCATCATGTTATCAGACGAAACAGTATTAGAAGCGAAAGATGCCGCTGCATGGGTAGCAGGGCAAACAGCAGGCGCAAACATTAATAAATCACTTACAGGCCAGAAGTATGTAGGTGCAATTGATGTGGTCCCAAGAATGACTAAGACAGAAATGGAAAATGCTATTACAGCAGGTAAGTTTATATTCAAGGTCGATAACGCGCAGAACGTAACAGCGGTGTACGATATTAACTCGCTTACATCAATTACTGTTAAGAAGGGCAAGCAATTTACCAAGAACAGAGTTATTAGAGTAATAGATAATGTTAATAATGATGTTATTGAAATATTCGAATCTAACTATGTTGGCAAAGCTAATAACAATGCAGAAGGTAGATCACTCCTAAGAGCAACGTTAATCGAATATTTTAATGAGCTTCAAAGACTTAATGCCATACAAAACTTTGTAGCGGAAGATGTAACAGTAGAACCTGGTGTTGATAGTGATGCAGTTGTGATAGGTTGCTTTATCCAACCAGTAGATTCTATAGAGAAAATATACATTTCAGTAAACTTGTCATAAGGAGGAATAGAATATGTCAAATTATACAAGATTATCAGATACTATATCCTCTAAAGAGGGTAAGGCATTTATCACAATCAACGGGACAAATAGAGAGCTGTTTGAAATATCAAGCTTAACAGCCCAGTTAGACCTAGATGTTCAAGCTAGAAAGATGCTAGGGCATAGAATGACACAGCATAAGGTTGTAGGAGCAGAAGGAACAGGCTCCATGACCATGTACTTCATGAACAGTGACATGTTAAGGCTTGCAATAGATTACATTAAGAACGGTAGGTATGGCGGTCTGAAGCTACAAGTGAAAAACGAGGATAGTCAATCAACTATTGGAACTCAGGAAGTAGTGTTATTAAATGTATTACTAAAAACTATTCCAGTAGCAACTTTAGACGACCAATCGGATGACCCAATCACAATAGATACAGACTTCACTTATGATGACTTAGAAGGATTAGACTTCTTTGACTTACCACAAAACTATAGATGATAAATAAAGGGGGCTCGCGCTCCCTATTTTTTAGGAGGATTATATAATGAGTTCATTAAATGCATTTCTAAATCCAATTAAGGTAGAGGATAAAGAAGTTATAGTATCAAAAAGGTTTGTAGAAAAAGGCAAACCAGTACCATTCAAAATAAGGCCAGTAACACAGGAGGAAAACTCAATCCTAGTCAAGAAATTTAGAAAAACAGATAAAAAAGGCGTAGAAACCTTTGACAGGCCCGGGTACGTGCAAGAACTAACATCAAGTGCAGTAGTATTTCCAGACTTACAAAATGCAGAGCTACAAAAGGCCCATGGCGTGTTGGGGGCAAGTAAGTTGTTGCAGAAGATGCTATATGTAGGGGAATATGCGGTATTAGCTGAAGAAGTTCAAAGTTTAAGCGGGCTTGATGAGGATATTAACGAGGATAT